TTAAGGCGGTCTTTGGGGCGAGGGGCGAGCATTACGTCGCCCGTGACCCCGAAACGGCTGTACGCGACCTGTGGATGTTATACGACGAACAGATCAAGCCCGAGCAGCGTCGGTGAACATCTGTGCTTTACGGTTGCCTTTGTAATGCGCGATGACGGGGTTCGGATGCTCGCCAAAATGCTCGGGAAGGCAGGCGTATTGATGTTCTGGCAGGTGCGCGACGACAAAGGGCGGCAGGCGGTTGACGTATTCCCGCAGCACCTCTTGGTCGCCGTACCAAGTTTTGTATTTGGGTTCCAGCCGGTCGTACATCTCGGCCAACTGCTCCCACGCAAACCCGTCAGGAGTGATGGTGCAGCACCCGATGTATGGATACACCACATCCAACGCTTTACCCGCGTGTTCGGAGTAATCCTGACCGCGTTGCTTGGCGTTAAAAATCGCTTCACGCTGAAAGGATCGGCGCGTCACGGCAATGACCGCATCGCCCAGCAACAATTCGGGATGCAGGGGACGACGCACCAGCATATCGGTGTCCATGTACAGGGCTGGCTGGGCGAGTTGCAGCGCGGCAAACGCTCGGGTGCGCCACAGCATCAGGTACTCGGGATTGCCCTCGGTGGGGTGCGCCCAAGTCACACCCGGTATGGTCGGGGTGTTCTTGTCGGTAACTTGGATAATTTCAGCGCCCGGATTGTGCTTACGAAGGGACGCCACCATTGCAGTCGGCTGGGAGATGTCTGCGCCGACATGGAAAAACACAAAGGTTGACATAGGAGAAATCTAACATGGTTAATTTGAACAGAAAACGCACTAGCCGAATTATTTGGGAAACGCTGCTAGAAAACGTGGTGAGCCACCCGAAAGCACCGTGGGTGGAGCAACTCAATATGCTGGATGCGTTGCGTGCCACCGCTAAACCGACAGGTAGCGTAAGTTTTGCAACGTTCTGGTGTCTGTATGCTGTGGTGCAGGCGTATAAACCCAAGCGTGTTGCCGAGGTCGGCACCTACATCGGTAAATCCACACTCGCCTTGGTGTCAGGCGGCGCAGAGGTACACACCTGCGACTACAGCAACGATGTGAAACTGCCGTTCAAGGTGAACCAGTACCCGATGACGAGCAGCACCGATATGTTCGCCAAGCTCCAGCCTGCCATTGACCTGCTATTCCTTGACGGTCGGTTGGAACCCGATGACCTTGGGCACATTGGTCGCCTACTGCACTCGCAAAGCATCGTGGCGCTAGATGACTTTGAGGGCATAGAGAAAGGGGTCGCCAATGCGATGCGGTTTACCTATCAGGGTGCAATGCTCGTTTACCCGCCAGAGCGTGAGGTATTGGAGCGGCACGGTATCCCCGACGAGAGCACGCTGGCGCTGATCCTGCCGCACGGATTAGTGCAGTTGACGAACCAATAGCGTTAAAATACCCTCACCACGGGAGGCTCTATGTCCCACAAAGATGCTGCTGAATTTGTTGGCGTGTTGTTGCACTCGGCAACAGCAACGCATTTTCTGCATTTGCAGACGGCAAGTTACGCCGCCCATAAGGCACTCGGTCACTACTACGAAAATATCGTGGGGCTTGCCGACCGTTGGGCAGAAAGTTATCAGGGACACAGGGGAATTATCCCGCTGACCGACTACCCGGATGGTTTTAAGGTACAGAAGGACGCCGCCGAATACGCCAACAGTCTGCTGACGTTTGTTAAAGGTATCCGAGGCGACTTGCCGCAGGAAACTGATTTGCAAAACATCGTGGACGAAATTGTTGCCGAGATCACGACGCTGATTTACAAATTGGAGCGTTTCAAATGAACCGTAAGCCGGGACTCTACGCCAACATCCTTGCCAAGCAGGAACGCATTAAGGCCGGTTCGGGCGAAAAGATGCGTAAGCCCGGCGACCCCGGCGCACCGACTGCCAAGGCATTCCGCGAAAGCGCCAAGACGGCCAAGAAAGAAAACAAATGACGGAAGTTGTAGAAAAAATTTGCACAAAATGCGGGCAAGATTTGCCCATTGCAAATTTCTATACAACAGGCAAAAAGGTGTCTGGAACGCCAAAGTACAATAGTTGGTGCAAACCCTGCGTTGCGAACAAACAAGCGTCGTATCACAAGCGAACATGGGGGCCGATGCGCCTTCAATTTTCGGCGCAAAAGCGCACTAAAAATGTCAGAAGTTTTTTGTCTTATTTGCGACAAAAAGCAACGCAACGTCGGAAAGACGGCGATATTGTTTCACTTGATGCGTTAGAAACGCTGTGGTTCGCGCAACAAGGCAAGTGTGCGCTAACCGGATGGCCGATGACGATGGAACTTGGAAACGGCGTAGTCCAAACGAATTGCAGCATTGATCGCATTGATTCTGATAAAGGCTACGTTGTAGGAAATGTGCAATTGGTGTGTAGAATCGCCAATATTGCAAAAAGTTCGCTCACAACGTCTGATTTCGCCAATTTATGCAAAGCCGTGGTGACCAAACATGGGTTATGACAGTCCCGCTTGGCAGCGCAAAGCCGGTAAAAATGAGAAAGGCGGGCTGAACGCCAAGGGTCGTGCCTCGTATAAAGCTGAGACAGGCGGGACGCTTAAGCCCCCGGTCAAGGCAGGCGACAACCCACGCCGAGCCTCTTTCCTCGCAAGGATGGGCAATATGCCGGGGCCGATGGCAAAGAACGGCGAACCCACACGCCTAGCCCTCGCACTTAAGGCATGGGGAGCGTCTAGCAAGGAGGACGCCCGAGCCAAGGCCAAAGCCATTAGCAGCAGAAACAAGGCATGAACCGCAAACGCCTTGCCGCTGCACTCGCCTACGTTGACGAGAAGGCAAAGCGCCTGACGAGCCTAGACCAGCCCAAAGAGTCTGACGCCGTGGACATGGCGCTAGAGATGGGCGGTAGTTTTATTCCCGGCGTAGGCCAAGCCCTCGCTGCCCGCGACTTTGAGCGCGCCCGCCGAGCCGATGACGAGGCCGGTATGGCAATGGCCGCTGCGTCGGCTTTGCCCGTAGGACGGTTAATCGGTGCGTTGAAGGGCTTTGACCCCGTAATGCGCGAAATTGACGTTTACCACGGCAGCCCGCACCGCTTTGAGGAGTTTGACGCCAGCAAGATCGGCACGGGTGAGGGCGCACAGGCGTATGGGCATGGCGTTTACCTTGCCGAAAGCCCGAATGTCGCTCAACACTACGCAACGGGCGGTGGTGGATTTGTGCCGGTGCAAGGTAAAGACAATGTGTATTTCAATGGTCAATGGGTACAAGACTTTTCTGATAAAAAATCGCCAGAAGGATTGGCAAAATATGCCATGAGCCAATCGTCTACCGGCACAACCATTAAAGAAAAAACAGAAACATTAAACAAAATTGGCAGAAAAGATGCTGCTGATTGGTTAGAAAAAAACGCTGACAAATTTAATCAATCAAAGGGCAATCTTTACACCGCCGACCTACCCGACGAAATGGTAGATCGGATGCTGGATTGGGATAAGCCGTTAAGTGAGCAATCGCCAAGCGTATTGGCAGCATTAGAAAAATCAAAAAACAAGCAAATTCGCGCAATGCTTGAGTATGCAAAAACGCCATACACAGGTGCAGGCATTGAGGGCGAAACAAAAACGATGGGCGAGGCATATCGGACAATGAGCATGAATTTGTCGGGCCGCGCCAGCGCAGAAAGCGCAAAAGCATCCAACTTGCTCCAGCAAGCGGGCATCCCCGGCATCCGATACCTAGACGCAGGCAGCCGAGGCCAAGGCGGTAACGGCACCCGCAACTTCGTCGTGTTTCCCGGCGAGGAAAAGAAAGTCAAGATTTTAAGACGCGAATAGTATCTTTCTAAATGTTGTGTTAAAACAACGACATGGCAGCACGGAAAATACATACGACCCTGCGAGACGAGTGGAAGTTACGCATCAAGGCCACACACCTTGTCTCGCGGCTCCACGAACACGCTATGGGCGAGGCCGAGATGTCGCCTACGCAGATCAAGGCAGCCGAAATACTGTTGAAGAAGGTAGCGCCTGACTTGGCGCGACAAGAGGTTACAGGCGAGAACAACGGCCCGGTCAAGGTACAGATCGGATGGATGGCTCCCGAATAATCCTGCCCTACCGCCCACGCAAGGCGTTCATGCCGTTTCATGAGCGCACCAAACGCTGGGCCTGCCTTGTCGCACATCGCCGCGCAGGCAAGACCGTCGCTGCCGTCAACGACATGATCCGCGCTGCTGCGATGTATCAGCAGCCTTACGGACTATTTGGTTACGTCGCCCCCTACCGCAGTCAGGCAAAGGCCGTGGCGTGGCAGTACTTTAAGGACGGCGCACACCCGATCATACAAAGCATCAACGAGCAGGAACTGACCATTACGCTCATCAACGGCAGTCAAATACGCCTGTTCGGTGCCGACAACGCTGACGCGATGCGCGGTCTAGGCTTTTCGGGGCTGTACCTTGACGAGTACGGTGACTTTAAGCCGAGCGTTTTCGGGAACGTATTGAGAGCGTCCCTGTCAGACAAGCAAGGTTGGTGCGTTTTCGGCGGTACACCGAAAGGCAAAAACCAGTTCTGGGAAATTTACGATACCGCCACTCGTCTCCCTAGCGAGTGGTTCCTGTTGCGCCTTCCCGCCTCAACCAGCGGGCTTCTCCCTGCGACAGAGCTAGCCGCAGCAAAGGCGCAGTTGGCCGAGGATCAGTACCTGCAGGAGTACGAGTGCAGCTTTGAGGCTGCGATCCTCGGTGCTTTTTTTGGAAAAGAGATGCGCGAGGCGCAAGACCAAGGCCGTATCACCAATGTGCCGTACGACGCGAATCTGCCGACGTACACCGCATGGGATTTGGGCTACCGCGACGACACGGCCATTTGGTTCTATCAGGTCGCCCGTGGGGAACTGCGCGTCATAGACTTTTACGCCGTCTCGGGCGAGGACATCCACACTATTGCCGATGTGGTACGCAATAAGCCGTACCGCTATGCCAAGCACTACCTACCGCACGACGCTCGGGCCAAGAGCCTACAGACCGGGCGCAGTATCGTGGAGCAACTTGCCGCGCAACTAGACATCGCCAAACTTGCCGTTGTCCCTGACATCGGTGTGCAGTCGGGCATCCAAGCGGTACGCATGATGCTGCCGCGTGTCTGGTTTGACGCGACCAAGTGCAGCGATGGCATTGAGGCGCTACGCCAGTACCAACGTGAATACGATGAGGACAAGAAAGCCTACCGTCAGTCACCACGCCACGATTGGACATCACACCCTAGTGACGCATTTAGAATGGTTGCGGTATCATGGAGTGAAGTCGCTGACAAGCCCCCAGCGCCAGAGGTCAAGCCG